GGGTTATAGTAAAGGCAGCTCAAGAAGAATAAGCACCCATAGGTTGACCAGTTTCATAAGAAATTAGTTTACCTTCAGGTGTTTTAAATTTTCTTGAAGATAGAATTCCACATCAACCATCAGCTAAATTTTTAGAAAACATATGTTCTAAAAGTCTACGCTGTAGTTTAATTGGAAATCTATCTGTTGCTGATGAAAGATCTAATGATCAAAACTGATTTAAATCATTGTTTCATTTATTATAAGGATCTTGGGTGTAAGTCCTATCTTGAGGAAAATTTTGAAGTTTTTTCATTATTTTTTCATGGATAGGTTTTAGGAATAACTGTGTATAGTAATCTACTATTGCAACTATTCTTAATTTACATTCTGGATCATATATAAATGATAATTTACCTGTGATATGATTAATATTACTATTTTTCATATCTCAAGCAAATTTGTAACTTTGATTAAAATAATTAATTCCTTCTTCGTTAGTAAGTTTATATAAGTTTTGAATGGTATAATATGGTAAACTACATATAGTGCTTAAAGCATTTAATGTTGTTTTCCCTATTGGACCAGCCTTGTTTGATAAATAAATATCTTTTTTATCAAATTTTGGCAATTCACACCTTAAATTAAACTTATTAACAAAATCTTTAATAAATCCTGAAGGAATGATTTTATTCATTCTTGGAGGTTTTGTTATTGATTCATAATCAGGAATTAATTTTTGTCTTTCTTTATTATTTAAAACAATAGATCTTGTCAAGGATAAAATAGTTAATAAAAACTTTTTTTCCTCTAAAGATCCATTACTTAAATTTTTAAGAAAAGCAAACACTATTGGTCACCCATCAGGATCTATTCCTAATTTTATTTTATTAAATAATAAAGGATTACCACATATGTACCTAGTACAATGTAATCTTCCTTGTTTGAAAAATTTAACGGTATGTATTATACCATTATTCTTTTCCATTCTATTAAATAATTTAAAATAAGGATTTAGATATTCTATAACATTAATATTTGGATATAAGATACGACATAGCTTAACTGTTATGTTGTATGTATTATTTTTCATATGTTAATTTGTAGGATATGTTTGTGGAGGGGTTTACTTTCATTTGAAAGCATATACCTTTTCTCAGATAGCCTTGGTGTATTAGACTAGATGTTGTTATCTTTCTCTGATAACTTCGATTCTTTAAATCTAATAGATCAGAATCAAAAAATTACAATAAATTTTTCATGAAAATTTAATTCCGGGTAACA